TTAGAAACTTGATAAATAAATAACAGAATATAAATCGGACGATAACAGCAACAAAAAAAGCCAACCGCCTGTTTCTCCGTCAGCATATTGCCATAAATCACTTGCAAAGTCTGGCTTGTTACCGCCATAACGAGGAATCCATAAGAAATCCGCTTTTACTTTATTTAATCCATATTGATTATACATATGATGGGATACATAAAATCCTACTTTCCACCCTGCAGCTTTACATGTATCAATAAAAGCTTGGGAAGCAGCTGCTAAATTATCGGGACCACAACTTTTTAATGTATCATCTTCACAATCTAATACTAAGAATTTAGCGTTAGGATTTGTTCTTGCCATAAAATCTTTCGCTTCTACAATTGCATCCGCAACACTTACATAACAGCCATACGCATAGGCTGCATGTGGAATGCCACATTTCTCTAATTGAGCTACATGTTGTTTATATAATCCATCTACTGTATCTGATCCATACTGAACACGGCAAATTGCCAAACTAAGTTGAGGGGCTAGTACATCCCAATTAATGCTGTCATTCCATTTTGAAATATCGATAATATGTTTTTTCATTGTTTTTACCTCTTCCGTATTGTTATTTTAAATAAAAAAGAGCAATGTCTTTTGACAATGCTCACAGTAAACCTTTATTTTGAAGTGTCTCTTTTTGCTTTTGACGGTGTTTCGATAGATAAGTATTAGTCACCATTGTTCCGATTACAATCCCCCAACAAATGATGTTAACAACAGCACTAATAATATTGTCAGTAATGATGTGATACCCTAACGAATCGAGAAGTAACTTAATAGAACCTAAAAAACCAAATAATAAAATAGAAATCTCTGGATTAACATATTTCTTTAGAACTTCATTCATCTTATACACCTCCCTTCAATAAAAAAGCTAGAACGGCTGCGATAACACCACCAACAATACTTTTTACAAGCCAATTCGTATTACTTAGGATTTTTTCAATGTTTTCTTCAATTTTTGCTACTTTACTTTCCACAACTGCAAGACGTATTTCTACACTTTGCATCTTCGTTTTGTTCTCTTCACACTCTTTACATCTCTCCATTGTTATCACCTCATTTCAAAATAAAAAGAGAAGCGACATCGCTCCTCCTCTTGATTTATGAATTGAATTCACTCAAAGCCGTATTTTGTTAGAAAATTACTTATCGATAAACATAATTTTTAATTTCATTTTCCCATACTTTATATCCTTCGCCATTTATATGCACTCCATCAACTGTCCACTCTTTCTTTAATCGGCCATCATTATCCACAAATAAAGGATGTAAGTTAATAAATGTATATTCATTCTCTTTAGCTATTTTTTCAAGCTCTCTGTTTATCCAATTGACATCCTCATTGTTTAAATTAGAAGGCTTAGATACATGAACAGGAAGTATACTCTCAATAAATATTTTTGTACCTGGTAATTTTGTCTTTAATTGTTTAACTATATTATTGTAGTTTTTTACGACTTCTTCTTTTGGTGTTTTAGCTCGCAAATCATTTATGCCAACCATAAGAAATACTTTAGATGGTTTTAAATCAATCACTTGATTTAAACGAGCTATCACATCGATAGTTGTATCTCCACTAATCCCCCGATTATAAGTCTTAACATGCGGGAAAGCTTCTCCCCACTCATTATAATCTGTTAGACTATCTCCCAAAAATACTACTCCCGTTTCTACAGAGACAGCACTATTAAATACAGATTCTCGTACTTTATGCAATGGAGTAAACGCTCTTTTTTTATCATTATTACTACCTGTAGATGATGATACTTCAGTACCCTTTATTTTGGGTTCTGATGGTGTCTCTAATTCTCTATCATCACTTGTGAAAAATGATATTTTATCTTTGATAAAAGAACTCCCTCCATTTGTGTAGATGAAATAACCTCCTAAAAGAAACAATGTTGCATTTAATGTGATAGATATGGTTGCTACCTTTTTCAAATTCATCTTGATAAATCCCCCAGAAGTAATTGTGATAAGTTTAATTTACCATATAAAAGGATTTATTTGTTAAATCCTTTTATTATTCAGATTGATTAATAATCCAACTTACACTCCATAACCCATGAATCATTTGTGCATTTCCAGCATCATGAACGTTTGGAGATATTGCGAGTCTGTATGATTTATTTAATGTATCTACTGGTGGTTTTGGGGTAGATTCAAAAGTTTTAGACGCGAATTTACCTGTCGCTAAGTAATTCCCTAATGCATACACATTATTTATTTTCTTATCAAAATGGTACTGTTGCATTTCTGCGAATCTCACTTGTTTAAAATTAAAATCATCATTTCTCCCTGCTGATCTAACTTCCATCGTATAAATTCCATGAGTTGTTTTTGCTCTTTGCAAGCGTTGATTTCTCCACTTTCAACCATTTGCATGTAGTCATCAATATAGGGATGATAATTATACGTCTTCATCATCATCCTCCTTTTCTACCTCTGTTGCTTTCAATCCTAGTTCAGCTAAAAGTTTCAACATTTGAGCATTCGTTTTATTCAGTTCACTAATGCTTTCATTTTTCTTTTTCCCTGTTTGTTTACCGTTAGACCATTCAACAACTACACCTCTTTCTTCAATATCAACAATGAGGTTGTTCTTTATATCCCAAAGTGCCATATAGTCAGCTACTAAATCAGTACAATGAGCACCGAATGTCCCATTCACTTCTAACTGAGTCATGAGATCTTTTTTAATTAAATCCCTCAACTCATTTTGTTTTGGATCTGTTCGCACCCCATTCTTTCGAGATGCAACTTTTGTTGTTTTGGGTGCATCTTCTCTTTGCCAATTATGTCTCTTTTTCCAAGACTTAACTGTATTAATAGAAACGCTGTATTTATCAGCAATATCTTTATACTTCATACCGCTTAAATAGTCGTCATAAGCGAGTTCATGAAGTGTTGAATTATTATTCATCCATATTCACCACCCCACTTTTCTGATAAATTCACAACGGTTATTGAGTGCAATTTATACTGGGTGCAACCTTATTTTTGTGTGCACCCCTCCCCCTCATGTGAGAATGTCAAAAAATATTTTTTCCGACGTCCCCCTCCCGTTGAACGTTCCCCCCAAAAAAATTCAATTTTATTTTAAGGGGGGTACTTATTTAATTTGAATATTTTGTTCAATAAAAGAAATAATATAATTTATTTCTTCTTCAGTTATTGGTAAAAACATTTGAACTCTATTAATATCTAAAAGTCTTTTCACTTTATCTATCGTTAGATTATTACATCGATTACGATTAACAATGTCTCTGATCTGTGTGTATCGATAGTAAATGAACCTAGCACCAGCATTGAATATGTCACGCTCTACGCTTGTTCTTTCCCCTGGCACTTTCAGCCATACTCTTTCAAGGTAGTCAGTGTCGTACTCACGACCGTTATCATTGATAATCATGTATTACCATCTCTCTTCATTAACGAACGCTGGTGGCTTATCTTGTGCCTTTAAACGATCATGTACTTCGTTATGACATTGATTGCAAAGAGACTTGAGATTCTCAAAGGTTAGTGCAAGCTCTGGATACTCTTTCACTTCTTTGATGTGATGAACACAATCAGCTTTGCGATACTTCCCTTTGTCCCTGCACATACAACATTCATAGTTGTCACGTTGCAAAACCTTGACTCTCAACTGCCGCCACTCTTTAGATTTATAGAACTTCATAAGTTTATCTGTCTTTATTAAATTAATAAACTCTCGCTTTTCCATTGTTATTCCACCTCACTTAAACAAATTAAAAACCGCTACCCCATAGGATAACGGCTTTCACAATAGACAAGTCATGTTTGTGCGCTTCACATCTAGTTAAGTTTGGTTAAGGTGTTTTCACGCCTCTTTCAATCGCCAAACAGTATATGTCTTTCCCTAGTACATATGCCTCGGTTTTAGCGACTGAAAGAAGAGCAAAAGCTCTTCTGTATCAACGGGTTTCATTCAATCTTCACCATTGAATCTGGTTACGGATTTTTTTAAAATGTACCGTCAATATGGAACCGTTTAGAATTTTAGAGTTATCTATGTGAGTTGTGTTTTCCGCCACTTCTCACAATACAAATATATCATGTCTAAAATCTAATTTCGTCCGCAAATCGTTCGCAAATCCTCCGCGAATAGTTCGCAGATAGTTCACGTTTATACTGTTAAAGATATCACTTTACATTTTGGTGATACCCAATTATCTTTCTGACTAACTGTGTGATTTACTTCTTTAGCAAAGTTAATCAAAGACTCTATATTCTCATCTAAACTGTATATATTACTTCTTATGAGCTCTCCAGGATTAACTTCTGATATGGTATGAAGCCAGTAAGTTTCACCTTGATATTTAGTAATTTCAAAGCCATTATGATGTGAAACTTCAATAATAGTTGTTTTTTCATCATTCCCTTTTCCAACTAAAAAGATAGTTTGTTGAGTTTTGGGTGTAGCAATTTTCTTTAATAACTTACTTATCTCTATTGCAATATCATCGACTGTAGAGTCTTCTTTTACAAAATGGTAAATCTTCGGTCCTAATATTTGAGAGAAGAAAACATCTCCACTGAACCCTAATAAAATATTCTTGTTAGCTTGAACTACTTTTTCGACATTATCGTAATACTCAGTCTCATCTTTAATAGATGTTTGTCTATAATCGCCAGATAAGACACATTGATTCCCTCGAACCATAGCAGTAAGTAAAGTCATTCTTTCATCCTCCTTTTAATTGATTATAACGAATTTGTAATACTTTCTTCTACTGCACCATCTTCTTTTGCTTCATTTTTCATCCTTTTTTATATAGTTTTTGACATTTAAGATTAATAATCTCTAAAACTGAATTCACTACAAACCATATTGTGTTGAATTAACCCATCTTGCTTTCTCTTAGAACCACCAAGCTTTTCAACATGTCAGCAAAACCAATTTGACACTTTTCTTTTGTAGCAAATTCAAAAAATGCATAAAAAAATAAAATCCTTAGATTTTGAATTTCTTTTGATAATCATTTAATGTATCTTGTTCAATTCCGATATATCTTAATGTTTCCTTTTGATCCGTATGGTTTAACATTCGCTGCAAAACCACTACATCTTTAAACTGCTTATAGTGATGATATCCATATGTTTTTCTAAGTGAATGAGTACCGATTCGTTCCAAGCCAAACTCCCTTGCTGCTTGATTCAATATGACATACGCCATTGATCTAGTAATAGGTTTATTCTTTCCATTTCTACTTTTAATGAGAAATTCATTCTTGGGTTTTCCTTTTGCATATTCCCTTATTGCTTTCTTTAGTTCTGATGGCATCTTCACTTCTTTTACTTTCTTTGTTTTCTTTTCCCGGATAAAGATACTCCAACCTTCTACATCACGGATCCGAAGTCGTAATATATCAGAAATTCGTAACCCAGTATTAATACCAAGAAGGAACAAAATGTAATTGCGCTCATTCTGTTCCTTAAAAAACTCTTTAATTTCTTGAATAGCGTCTTTATCGCGAATTGGCTGGACAAGGTTCATGCACTTTTCACCTCTGCTGATCTATAATTCTTTTTATATACTTCTATTTTCAAGTTGAAAGCTAATCGTAATAATGCTTGTCCTTTTAATTTATAATACTTGGTTTTCCCTACTCCAAGCTCTAACCAAATATCAGGATCGTACCCTGGCACCTCACCCATAAATCTTTCTACTATTATTTGACGTTCATCATCTTTCAAACGATTAACTCCTTCATAAACCCAATTCATAAATTCATTTCGTTCTTGCTCGTATTCTATTCTTTCAATAGCAATTTCTTCCGTGGAACTATGAAAAGCATTTGTACATGATGGAGGAATAATACAATAAGATGGTGTAATCTTAGGTGAAATATCACTTGGCATTGTTGCTAAATACTGACGATACACTTCAAATACTTCTTCAACTGCTTTCTTTGTTCTATTTCCATCCACAACTGGCATTTTGAATGATAATTGTTTTTTCATATTAATTCCTCCAAGTTTTTTATTTTTGTCTAAATGCTCCACCATGACCACGTTCATATCTCGGTCTACGGATACCCATTAATTCCTCTATATCTCTAACATTTAATTTTTCTTTCTTCTGATGCCTATTCTGTTTCTTTTGCTGTTGATTACGAATCTTTTTCATCCCCATCACCTCTAAGCAAAATAAAAAAAGCGGACACCAAACTACAGAGCAATGTTATTAATGCTCCTATAGTTCGATGTCCGCTGGTTCTTCCAGTAGGACTAAATGTTTAATTGCTATTATTATATCATTTCCTTATGTTTTTTCGCCTTTTTAAAGGATTTTATTAAATAAATTATAAATCCTTTATTTAATTAAAATCCAATGTATGTAAATGAATCTACTTTTATATATATTATTTCGTCGACCTTAATAGCTTCTTTACCTATTATAAGAAATTCCTCTGCATTAATTGGATTTTCAATAAATTTAACTAGTTCATGCTGAATCACTTCTTCTTGTTTATATTCAAGAGAATTAAGTTGCTGATTAAGTTGGATATCTCTCTTAGTATGAATACAAATACTATATTGAAATTTCGGCCCCTCTGCATCCTCAATATGTTTTAATGAAATGATGTCAGTTAATTTTTTCATTATTCCATCCCCTTTGTAGAAATATAGTTTTTGTACAACTATGACCTAATAACAATATTATCATTTCTTCTTTAAATCTTCATTGTTTCTATCGCGTTTTAAAATGCAACTTCTTGATCAAAGGATTATTTTATTAAATTTTTCATACTTCAGAGGTTTCATAGATTTTGTCCATTACACAGATCTTGTAATAAAAATCATCACATTTTATCGTCAATTTATTGTAAACATATAAGTTTTTCAATAAATAATAAAATCAACTATTATACAAGCACAGGCATAAGTAGCAGCAGAGAATATGTTAATAACGTAAAGAGCTAGTGAAATTCTAAATTCACTATAAAAAGGAGACATGTTAATATGAGTGACCAATGTCCAATTAACGTACCATGTCAAGTTCCAGCGCAAACTCAAATTCCACTTAATGATCAAGCAGCAGAGCAAGCTGTTGTTAGACAAAATGCACGGGTGAAAATCCCAGTTGTTTTAGCAGAGAGAACAATTCAAATTGTTGTAGAAGCAAATATAGACCTTAACCCTGCAGCAGTAGAAATTAAACGTGTGTTAAAGGATGTATTTTTAACACAATGTAAACTTGTACCAGTTGCGTTCGAGCCAGTTAATGACACACAATAACCCTGCAGCAGTAGAAATTAAACGTGTGTTAAAGGATGTATTTTTAACACAATGTAAACTTGTACCAGTTGCGTTCGAGCCAGTTAATGACACACAATTCCGTGAAATAACGCGAGCAAAATTATTTGTAGAAGGTTATATTCGTAAAAACATTGAATATGCTACGGATGATTGTAATGGAAACCTTCAATATCGTACTGCAAATGTCCAATTTGCTGGTTTTGCTGATTTAACTGAAGAGGATTTCTTAACTCCACCACTTATCGCTGCTGGTTCATCAAACAGATCCCAATTCATTAATCCGAAAAACGGCGATCTACCTCGTTTAGATAAGTATTTCTTTGAAAATACTGTTTTCTATAATGAGCAACCGTANATCAAACAGATCCCAATTCATTAATCCGAAAAACGGCGATCTACCTCGTTTAGATAAGTATTTCTTTGAAAATACTGTTTTCTATAATGAGCAACCGTACTGTGAATTAATACGTGCAGATTTCTTTGAACTAGATTTTTCGCCATGCCTAACACCAATAAATGAGGAATTTGATACACTGCGTGAAAAAATTGTATTAGATCTTACTTTGAAAGTTTTACAAACTCAACAAGTAAACGTTTAACATACCTGAAGTCATCATCTCTTTGGTGGCTCTGTCCTTGAAAGAGTCCAATATACTTAGGGCTCTTTTTAAATTTTAAGTACCCCTTAACTCGAAGAAGAACCTCGCATCCAGCTTGGTTTTGTTCTTCTTAATGTTTCATCTGGACACGAAATGCTTTGTAGTTTTTCAGCACTTTCACCACAAGTCTACGCATCCCTTTTTCATTAATGTCTTCAAAGAATGACAATTGGCTCATACGATACGCTTCCCCTCCTGCATAATTTTCTGAATCTCGTCCATACTGTAAATAAACCGTCATTTATCAGATTGCCACTTACTAAGCACGGTTTTCTTTTTTTAACATGGCAGTTAGCCTTGCTAGCTGCTCTTTTGTTTTTTGTTATCACTTTCTTAGTTCGGTGCTCATATATTATTTTGAGGCAAAAAACTAATGCTTCTGGGATGAAAAAGGTATTCTTTTACATCCACTGAATTAACTTCATTATTTCATTTCCTCTTTAAAGAGCACTGTTCAAAGGTGCTCTTTTCTGTATGGAGATTTTTAATCAAATGAAATTTTTGTTATTTTGTAACGAAAATAAACTTTAAGATATAACGTTATGAGTATAAAGCATTTTAATTTTTCTAAAGAGCACTTATTTAGTGCTCTTTTTTATGTGAAATTTAGATACCAAATAAAGTTTTTATACAATAAGACTTTATACCATTCTGTCCAATCATCCTTTGTACTTTTTAGATAATATATACAGACAAATAAAGACAAGGGGATGAAATACTACGATGGCTGATTATTTTTATAAAGATGGTAAAAAAATTTATAAAAAACGATATCAATCGCATTCTCACCATCAAAAAGATAACTGTTTTGTTGAAACTCATACAATTGCCGGTACGGGAACAAATTTAACTGGAAATATACCTCTAAATGTTTTCCTACCAACTAATACTTCAAGAACACTTTTTGAAGATTTTACTAATAACCATAATAAAACATTACTTCAATTTTTTGTTACCGGTACTTCTGCACCCATTGGAGTAACTATTCAAACAAGAGGTTCTCGCTTACCAATTACCGCTATATTAAGCCCCACTGAAACAAGAATATTTCAAGTAGAAGATTTTCAAAGTCTCATTCTTTCAAATGCTACTACTGATGATGCGGGTAGTCTTGGTGTATTTATCCAAAAAACGTTCTGCATCTGTTGTAATGATAGAAATCATAGAAATGATTATTGCGATGAATATTACAGTGAATACGACTATGATTGTTAGATAAAATCAAACAAAGGAACTCTTAATATATAGGGTTCCTTTTCTGTTCCCCACTATCATCCAATCATTCTCAATTTTCATATTTATTCATCTTCTATTCATAATTCCCCTACAAAATAGCGTTTTTGTTTAAATTCCCTTATTCACCCAGTAAATAATACTTATAATAACGATGTAATACATCCAAAATTCTTTTGTTTTAGCTGGTTCGATATAGTAATGTTTTATAAAAGCAATAAACCTTTTCATTACTTATATCCCAAAATTACCCTTACATGTTGTATTAACTGCTCACGACCCATCTTTGTATAACCTTTTATTTTATTATGTCTACAAACTGATTTGAGTTGTTTTAATGGCCACTCTTCCACTGGTGGAATGTTAATAGTGATGGTTTCTTCACTCATCTTTGTTCCCTCCAAAATAAGGATTTTGTTTAGTTTAGCTTTCAGAATGGATCTGAATGCCACCTTCTTTTTCGATTTGTTCCCAAAGTTCATCCAAAGTCATTTCCTCAACTGGTTTCTTTTTCATTTCTCTCATTCTCCCTTTCTATTCAAATAATTCTTTTTCACATTCTTTTCACGTTTTCTTCACACATATAGAGAAGTAGTCATGTTACACTTACACTTGAAATACGATATTCTTTTCAGTAGGCCCCTACTTCGAGTAAGGGCCTTACTCATTTAAAATAACTATTTTGTTTAAATCAGCTGACTGCTGCAGTTTCTTCTTTCTGCTGAGATTCTTTATTTAACTCTTGTCCCATCTTCATTAACAGATCTCGGAAATGAGTAAAATCTCCTCTATTGTCATAACCAGCGGAATACGTATAAATTCTCGATTTCCCTAGATTATGAGATTGATATTTTTGATAGTGTTTAGCTTCTTCTAGGATGAAAAAGAACGCTACGTTTTCCCATTCTTTTTCTACCCAAGCCATATAAAACGTCTCAATACCATAATGTGCAAAATAATCATCAAAACTCGCAATGAATCTTTCTTCTCCATCTACTCCAACTACACGATTGTATTCCAAATCGTCAAATGGTTTTATTTCAACTGGGCATTCTTTCTCTATCCACTCATAATGTTCCCTAACAGCTTCAGTTTCATCGTCATTCCAAGACTCACGATCTTCATCTACACAAAACTTTAAATGATCTGGATCAAAATAATCTGAAATATCTTCGCTGTATGGAATAAAGCGGTCTCTTTTCTTCTGAACAACATGAAAGGCATCACATGTATGTCTGTTATCATCCGCACCTGGATATTGTTTTTCACTAAATAACTTTAAAAACTCAGCCTGTTTTTCTGTTAATTCAACTGTTACCTTTGTCATCTCTCATTCCCCATTTCTTAATAAAATTCAAATTGTATTAAATTAATTGTGTTTTCCGTTCATCTACACGAGTTACTTTTCCATTCTTATATACAAATGACTGTTCACCATGACCGCTTGTTGGTGGTTCTATCTGATGAACTTGTCCATCTTTCACGACATAAATCATATTTTCAGCTAAAGAAATTTCAGCTTTCATTTCTGCAATACTTTCTCTAATGATTGTCACCGGAACCACTCCCATATGTGTTATAATTACTTTGTCGAATAATTATGTCGGGAGCAATCTCGGCTTTTTTATTTGGCTATAAATATTGCACAACATTTTCTGGAAAAAATGACTGTTCCATTGATAAATGAAGTCGTATCGGAATTGGATCTTTATTATCTCTTGCTTTTTTACAAAGTTTCTCAGCGTCTTCCCAATCAAAATGCTTGTCCTCCACTCGTTTATAACGCCAAATTCCAATCGTGTAATCTTCAAATAGTTCATAACGATCATCAGGTGCTGTCGTTGGCTTCAATTCATCGATTGCTTTTGCCTGACGTGGCACTTGGACAACTACGTCAGCAAAACGTAATTGTGAATTTAAACGATGAACATGGGCTTTCTTAGGGTCAAATGATACAACTGGTTCAACATCAAATATTGTCAACTGCTTTGGCATTGTTCTTTCCCTCCAATACCTGCAAACCTGCTTTTAAAATCCCTTCAAGCCGCGTTAAAGTTAATTGATCCAATGTTCGCCCATTTATTTCAGCTAATCCTAAACCTAGTAATTTACGAATGATAAATAGTCTTCTGCGTTCAACTTCTTGTCGTAGCAACATCATTGCACCTCCTGTCTAGGTTGATCATTAAACCTACGCTCTAAATTAACAAACTTACTAAACTCTTTAACCAAAGCTAGTTCTACACTTCCTACAGGTCCGTTTCTTTGCTTGGCAATTATAATTTCAATCATATTTTTGTTTGGCGTTTCCCTATCGTAATAATCCTCACGATATAAGAGTGTGATAATGTCTGCATCCTGTTCAATTTGTCCTGTTTCACGTAAGTCTGATGGCATTGGTCGTTTATCTTGTCTGCTCTCTACCGCACGACTAAGTTGCGATAAAGCAACTACACACACGCCTAATTTTCTAGCCATTAATTTCAATTTACGACTAATCTCGCTTAATTCTTGCATCCTATTTCCTTTGTGCTTTGGATCACCTGTAATAAGCTGCAAATAATCAATCATGACTAATACCTTTTTGCCTGGGTGCTTACGTTTGAGCTTTCTTGTTTTGCTATAGATTTCTTGCATTGTCATACCAGCATCATCGTAAATCTCAAGAGGTAATTTATTAATGATTCCCATAGCTTTTGAAGCCTTATTCCAATCATCTAAGTTAAATGATTTCTTTGGGTTTTTCATTTTCATCGCGTCCACGTTTCCAACGCTAGAAACCATTCGTTTGAGTAATTGTTTGTTGCTCATTTCAAGCGAAAATATGGCTACTGCTGTATCTGTTTCAGCTGCATGATATGAAATATTAAGCGCAAATGCTGTTTTTCCCACCGACGGACGAGCACCAACAATAATTAAATCTCCCTCTTGAAAACCAGAAGTCATATTGTTCAATTCTGTATATCCAGTGTTAATTCCAGTTAAATCACCAACATCTAATTGCATTTCCTTGTATAGATCAACTAATGTTCCATTCAAATCAAATTCTTCCGAGTATCCTGTTTCCTCAATCGCATTCAACTGATCAACCGTGTTACTAATTGCGCTAATATCTTTATCATTTTGGATACGATTGTATAAGTTCCCAGCAACTTCTTGAGCATGACGCATTTTCCAAGATTCGATAACTAAACCTTCGTGATATGAAAAGTTCTTTGTTGTAGGAACTGAATCAGCTAGATTAATAAAAAAGTCAATCCCACCGATTTGCTGTATAAAAGCCTTATCAAACTTTGCAACAAGTGACACAAGATCTATCGGGTTTTCATCACCATCTAATTCACGCATAGCTTTAAAAATGACTTGATGTGTTGGAAGTGCGAATTGATTTTCTTTTAACTGACAATCTTTAATCAAATCTCCTTCCAAGATAATAGCTCCCAAAACACTTTGTTCTGCTTCTACATTGCGAATGATTTCTTTACTCATTGCGCCCACCCATTATTCTGTAAAAACACTTGAAGTTCTTCTTCAGTAGGAATACTTTCTTTCCAAGATTCTTGTTGGTTTAATACTTGCTTAGTCGATTTAGATAAACCTTTTTGTTGGTAAGCTGGCTGTTGTTGTACCTTCACCGTTCGCTTAGCACGAAACTCTTTATCAGCTGCATCAACATCAGCTACTGTTTTCAGACCTTTAAGATGCCAATCTCGTAAAATGGTATTTACGTAAGACATGTTTCTAGTATTTTTTTCTAAAGCAATCTCCATCGCCTTAACAACAAGTTCTGCATTTAAGTCATCTTCCCAAGCTTGAATACCTTCTGCGATAAAAGGAGTAATAAGTCCGAAATTTTGTTCGTAAAAAGAAATTGGATTAACTTCAACAACATCCGCACATTCTTCTTGTTGTTCTTTTTCTTTTTCTTTTTCTTTTTCTTTTTCTTTTTCTTTTTCTTCTTCTTTTTCTTCTTCCTTACAAGGGTCTTCGAAGCCCCTTCAAACGGACTGATAAATACTCCCTAATACGAGAAATTTTAAAGTCTTGTTGTTCTTCTAATTGCAAACAAGTTTCATAAAAATCAACTAAAAAATCTTGATCTTTCACAGATTGGATTTCTTTTAAAACACACTTTTCAATGTTTACATTTTTAATCGGATTGAACTTTAACCAGTTAATTAAAAATAATTCTTTTGTTTTTTGGTTATAGTTAATTTTTCCGTACTCAGCAAAACGCTCTAATAGCTTCATAACAGTTTCGCGGTTATATCCTGTATCTGTTTCAATAATGCGAAGTGGAAGCTCATAAATGCCTGATTGAGACGTTTTACTGTTTGTCATTAATTACAAGTAAAAATACTTTTCCTCCGGTGTAAGATCTAAAACAAATGAATCCTGCCAAAATGAAACATGTACTGGTCTATAAACTGCCATATTATTCATCCTCCCGTTTACATATCGCAAATCCGTTTTCTATACGTAACAAGCGATAATTCTTGTATCCTGTTGTTAAATATTGTTTTACTAAGTAATTTAGGTGCTGCTCTGATGTCGCTTGCTGAAATATCTTAGGATTCAGCAACACTCTATGTAATGATTTGTCTAAAAGCATACAACACACTCCATTGTTATATCGCTTTCGACTTGGTATAATTAACCTAACTTAATTTTTGAAAGCTATTGATCTATCACTCTGCCAAGTGATAGATTTTTTATTTTCTACGTATTACTAAGGAGGCATTAACTCCTTTTACTTTTACTCTTAAATCTTTAATCACTACACGATAACTCATCGATGCCTCATGTTCTTCTTTTGTATCACGAAGCATTTTAAATTCTTTCATACATCGCTCCAGTTCTTCTTCCCAGCGATTTGATTCTTCGGCAGATTTTGCATTAAACATGTTATGAATGCATGCAATCATACAGTTATGAAGTTTATTCGCAAATGAATAGTCCCCTGGAAGAACTAGATCATGAAGACGATCGTATTTATGTGTCATGAATTACGCCTCCTTCCTATTTGAGTTGATGCTGTACGCATCGTTACAACCAGAAAGTCGTTTTGTAGGGGTACGAGGAACAATTCCTTTCTGGTCATAACGACAAGCACAGTGGCTTGTCCAAATGATTAATAAAATGTTATAATTGCTTTATCAAATTGTTTCAGAGCTACTGTTGTCTAGGCGGTAGCTTTTTCTTTTGCCCATTTATGTTTTAATGTAAATGATGCTTCAATAATTTTGATTCGGATTCCCACTAACTTCTTCTCTTGCTTTAACTCCACGGATTTTTCATCATCATTAAATGTTTTAGCTATTTTTATTTCACCAGTTAACTTGGCATCATAACGAATTAGTTCCTTATACTCTCCTAAGCTTGGATTCTTGTAATCTACTGTCATTTACACTTCCTCCTTTACAAAACTTTTGTTAAAGCCATTAAGCTATCTACCGATTGAATAATAACGTTTTCCGACATAGCCTTTTGTAACCAGCTTCTTTGTATTTGCTCCATAATGCCAAAATGCACTTTTTCTAAAGCTTGTACTACACATTGCGTGGCTTGGATTGTATCGAAAATTTCCTTTGCATGAACTGCGTATTCATGTTTCCTCTTTTCATCCAGTTGCCATGATCTTGTTGTAACTTGCAAGTTCATAATTTCCTTTGCTGCCACAATCCCCTCTTCAGCTTGTTTAATGTAGTTCATCAATTGTAAATTCACATCTTGAGTTAAACGTGGATCTGTAGGCGGTAAACCAACACCATAAATATGCTTAATCGCTTGTTGATTTAACTTCGCTCCCGTGGCATGACACCAATCCATTGCAAGCTCAAACTCTGGTTTAGAAAGTCCTGATTCAATACGAGTTAATCGTTCATGTGTAATACCAAGGTACTTAGATAGTCCTTTCTTAGTTTTCAAATGAACATCGTCACAACATTCTCTAGCATTCTGTAACAATTCCCCTATTGCTGAATTGCAGTATATGCTTGTTCCCATATTTGTTCGCCTCCATATTAAGTTTTTAAATGGTTACAATGAATTTAGTACATACATAACTTGTCTATTTTTTATGTAAAAAGAGAGGAGCTATTCCTCAACGTTTTCTTTCACTTGCATTTCTTTGATGATGGCCCAACCAGCCTCGTAATATGCTTGAAGGATTTTATCAATCTCCTTTTGCGGTTTAGGTTCAGGAGCCACAACGTAGACTTTCGTTTTTCCAAATTCATAAGTCGCTGCATATTCTTCTTGTTGGCTCATGGTGTCACCTCTTGAAGTGCTTTTTATATGTTTATGCTGTTGATCTATTGGTACTGCCATTTGAAGTACTGACATTTTCTCACCTCCATAGAAACATTTCGTTTCCTTTTTAATCAAAAAAAAGATCATCAATTGTAGTTTTATAAAAATTAGCTATTCTTTTGGCTAATTCTAATGAAGGTGTCCTATCGCCTCGTTCAATTGCTCCTAACATTTGAGGAGTAATTTTCAACTTCTTTGCTAAGACTATTCTCGATTGACCACTTCTAAACTCGATCATTTTATTTCTTTTTTTATCCACTAGTTCACCCCCTAAAGAAACATTTCGTTTCCTTATACCTCTAATATAGAGAAACTAAACGTTTCTATAATTAAGAAAAAAAGCACCTATTCTTATTTAGAAAGAGGGAAGAATTTATGCTTGGAAAAAAGATTTCAGAACTTAGGAAAAAACAAAAACTAAGTCAATATGAGCTTGCTGAACGATTGGGCTTTTCAAGAGGAAAATTAGCTAATTATGAGCAAGGTCAGCGTGAACCAGATTATGATACCTTAAAGAAAATCGCAGATTTTTTTGAAGTATCAACAGATTATTTATTAGATAGGACACAAAAAAAAGAAATGGTATCTAATGAACCATCTAATTTATCTATTAAAGAAGAACGTGATATTGCCAAGGACTTGGAAAAAACTTTAGAAGATCTAGAGAATAGTGAGGATGCCCTTATGTTCGATGGTGAACCTATGGATGAGCATACAAAGGAAATGATTCGTATCTCTCTGGAAAATTCTATGCGCATGGCAAAACAACTTGCCAAGCAAAAATTCACTCCAAACAAGTATAAGAAATAATGAATGGAGCGAAAAATGGACATTAAACAATACGCACTCAAAATCGCAGAAAAACACGGAACTACAAACCCATTTGAAATTGCTAGACGAAAAAATATTATTGTGTTGTTTGAAGACCTTGGGAATACTCTTGGTTTTTACAACACCTATAAACGCTTTAAATTCATTCATATCAATAATCAAATTGATGAAATAATACAACGATTTGTTTGTGCACACGAATTAGGACATGCTTTACTTCACCCTAAATCAAATACCCCCTTCTTGCGTAATCAAACATTCTTTTCAGTAGATCGATTAGAAATTGAAGCGAATACTTTTGCTGTGGAATTATTGCTTACTGATGAAATAGTTTCTGAATATAAAAATACCAATCTATCTATTCAAGAGGTTGCGGAAATCCATGGGATTCCAAGAGGATTTGCTCGTTTAAAAACGTATTAATATAAATTTATAGGTTAGGAGTTACATAGATGAAAATCTTTTTCTCATTTTTATTCGTAATAGCGATTATTGCTACATTCGTTTTATTAATCACATCATTAGTATTTCGTTTTAAAAAGAAAACGAACACTTCGAAATATTTCAAGTTTACTGGTATAGCCTTTGCTTTATCTATCATTTCGCTAATTATAGTTAACATGAATATGACACCACAAGAAAAACAAGAGATTCTTGCTAAACAGCAAGCTGAAGAAAAGCAAAAAACCGAAGAGAAACAAAAAGCTAAAGAACAAAAGGAAGCTGAAGAAAAGCAAAAAGAGTTTGTATCCTATGCTCAAAACATCAGAGGCGGAAACTTTATTAAAGATATGAAGCTTAACAATAATGAAGCTGAAATTACATTCCATGATTCATTTGTATCTTATAAATCAGCTAATCCTACTAGTACAAATACAGAAGAACAATATAAACAATATTTTTCAACTGGAGATGCTATTGAGAAAATGTCTGTAAGTGAACCTGCTAGATTACTAAGACAATTCCCTAATTTAAATACCGTAAAAATGACTCTTCCATTCGATGGGAAAACATATAGTACTAGTTTGGATAGAAAATCTTTGAATTCATATCTTGGATTTAAAATTGAAGATTTAAAAGTTGAAGATCAGTCTTGGAGTAAAAAGTTTAATAATCCATACGTATATGATAAGAAAAAACGTATGGATTTCTTTGAGAAATTCGTTACGACCTACTAAAATAAAAAAGGAAGGAAACGAGAACATGGATATAAGTTTATTAAATAATACTGATTTTTTCAAAGCTCTTCCAGCTGTTAATTTATTAATAAATTTATCACTGACTATATTATTTGGTTCAGCTGTTTTTACGTTTAGACAATTCTTCTTAGTGACAACAACCACTCATGTAGATCGTCTCTTTCTTGACAGCACGCAACAAAAAAAAATAGACCTTTCTAACTTTTTTGTTGGAGCATTATTGATGTGTTATACGTATGGTATTATAAGTACAACTTTCCATTTTAATTCTTATAATACCTTAATGCATAACAAAGATATATTGCGTTTCTTTCTCTTAACTTCCTTAGTTATTTTAATTATTATTTATCCTATTTTTAGTACGGTAATTTATAAAAAGTTAAGAAAATGTAATCCTAATAAAATTATAAGAATTAGAAAATTAATCAATTACTTAACATTCTTATTCGTTTTACAAGTTTTAAGCGGGGGAATCTTTTGGTCATTTTGTTTTAGTGGTATTGTACTAGATTCAAAAGACTCACAATTATATTCTATAATTGTGATATTATTCATTATGTTAATTTTCCTACATACTAACTCATTAATGAAAATTCACAGATTATCTCGCCCTAAATACCAAACAAAAGAAATAACTAAAGAACAATTAAACGCTATTCAAGCCAGTGTACCATTAATCCATATACATATAATTGATGATAAAAGAACTCTATGCATTCAAGCTGATAAAAAGCTTAAAGATCATTTTTATGTATGTGATTTTTCTTCAGAAATATACCTAGAGTATAAAATACACGAACATTTTACTTTAAATTAATCATTAACATAGCAATAAAGCTCCTATCCAGGAGCTTTTCTTATACCGTTAATTCCATTTACTTCTTCTATCTCTCTATTTCTCGTATAATAACTAATAACAAGGAGGTCTAACTATGAAAACCGCAATCTACCTACGTAAATCCCGTGCGGATCTCGAAGCTGAGGCACGCGGTGAAGGTGAAACATTAGCAAAACATCGCACTACCCTACTGAAAATCGCTAAGGAAAAAAATTTAAATGTTCTAGCTATCCGTGAGGAAATCGTTTCTGGTGAGAGTTTAGTTAAACGTCCTGAAATGTTGGCCTTACTTGAAGAAATTGAAGACAACAAGTATGATATTGTTCTTTGTATGGATATGGACCGTTTAGGTCGTGGTGGTATGAAAGAACAAGGAATCATTTTAGAGACGTTTAAACGCTCGAATACGAAGATTATGACACCAAGAAAGACTTATGATCTTAATGATGAGTGGGACGAAGAATACAGCGAATTTGAAGCGTTTATGGCACGTAAAGAATTAAAGATTATTACTCGTCGTATGCAACGTGGTCGTATAGCAAGCGTAGAAGCTGGGAATTACCTTGGTACAAATGCACCGTACGGATATGATATCCATCGTTTAAATAAACGAGAACGTACATTAGCTATTAATCCAGAGGAAGCTTCTGTCGTACGCATGATATTTGAATGGTACGCAAATGAAGATATGGGTGCCTCTGTCATTACGAACAAATTAAATCAACTTGGCTACAAGAGCAAGCTAGGAAACGATTGGAATCCATACAGTGTATTGGATATGTTAAAAAATAATATTTATATCGGAAAAGTAACGTGGCAAAAAAGAAAAGAAGTGAAACGTCCAGATAGCGTAAAACGTAGCTGCGCGAGACAAGATAAATCGGATTGGATTATTGCAGATGGAAAACATGAGCCTATTATTTCAGAAAGCTTATACGAAAAAGCACAGGAGAAATTAAATACGAGATATCATGTTCCTTATAATACGAATGGATTAAAGAATCCACTAGCTGGGGTCATAAGATGCGGGAAATGCGGATATAGCATGGTGCAACGTTATCCTAACAAACGAAAGTATACAATGGACTGTAAACATCGTGGTTGTGACAACAAATCAAGCTATACAGAGTTAATTGAAAAACGTTTACTCGAGGCGTTAAAGGAATGGTATATAAACTACAAAGCTGATTTCGATAAAAATAATCAAGACAGTCTTTCAAAAGAAAAACAAGTAATACAAATAAATCAAGCTGCTTTACGCAAGCTTGAAAAAGAATTAGTGGATGTGCAAAAGCAAAAAAATAATTTGCACGATTTATTAGAACAAGGCGTTTATACTGTTGATATGTTTTTAGAACGCTCTAATGTTGTATCAGATCGTATGAATGAAATTACTGCAATGATGGAGAACCTTCAAAAAGAAATTAATAATGAAGTCAAAAAAGAAAAAGTAAAGAAAGATACAATTCCTCAAGTAGAGCATGTATTAGATCTGTATTTCAAAACAGATGATCCAAAGAAAAAGAATAGCCTGTTAAAGTCCGTTTTGGAAAAGGCTGTTTACACGAAAGAAAAATGGCAAAGGCTCGATGATTTCAAGCTTGTGCTTTACCCTAAGCTCCCTAAAGATGGCGACAAATAA